GCTGGGCAACCAGAGCACAAAAGCAAAGTAGGATGTCACTAAACTTAGACGAAGCATTCGCTGAGCAATGGCAAGAAACTTATAGTTAGGATAACAATGGCATTATCAATGGAACAAGTTGCGGCGAGAGTCGAGAACCTTCGCTTCCGCAACGCTGAACGCGATGGTCGCAACCTCGACGTTCTTGCAGTTCGCAAGGGACAAATTGCATCTGTCTATCCTGACTTCTTTCCAGACGGCGTAGATGCTAACGTAGTTGCAAACTTTATTGACATCGTCGCACGCGACTTGTCTGAGGTTATGGCACCACTTCCTGCAGTTAACTGCTCTGCTGCTAACTCAGTTTCAGATAGAGCCCGTTCATTTGCTGACAAGCGCACACGTATAGCATCAAATTATTTTGCACACTCTGACCTATCAGTCAGCATGTACCAAGGTGCAGACTGGTACCTTACTTACGGTTTCCTCCCATTCTTTATTGAATTGGATGAGGAAGCAAAGATGCCACGCATCCGCCTAGAAAACCCAGTGGGTGCTTACCCAGAATTCGACCGCTACGGACGCTGCATTGCCTTTGCAAAACGCTACATGACTTCTTTGGCGGAGTTAGTTTCATTGTTCCCTGAGTACGAATACTCTTTGCTAGGTGGCGCAAGCTACAAGCAAGACTTGAATACTCAAGTAGAAATGATTCGTTACTTTGACAAAGACCAATCAATCATCTACATCCCTACAAAGGACAACCTAGTACTATCACGTGCTAAGAATCCATTGGGTAAGATGATGGTTATTGTAGCACGTAAGCCATCCATTGATGACGAACTACGTGGACAGTTTGACGACATTCTAGGTATCCAGTTGCTTCGCAACCGCTTTGCGTTGCTTGCAATGGAAGCTGCAGAAAAATCTGTACAATCTCCAATCGTACTTCCTCAGGATGTGCAGGAGCTACAACTTGGTGGCGATGCTGTTATTCGTACAGCAAATCCAGCAGGCGTACGCCGTGTAGAACTTAATATTCCAGCAGGTGCGTTTACTGAGCAAACACTTCTGAATCAAGAACTTCGTGTTGGTGCTCGTTACCCTGAGTCACGTACAGGAAACATTAATGCCTCAGTTGTTACTGGTCAAGGTGTACAGGCCCTTATGGGAGCATTTGATACACAGGTCAAGTCTGCTCAAGCAATCTTTGCTTCTGCTCTCCGTGATGTAATTAGCCTTTGCTTTGAAGTAGATGAAACAATTTTCCCACAAGAAAAAACTATTCGTGGTGTTGACTCAGGTTCACCATACGAAATTACATACTCACCAAAGAAGGACATCAAGGGCGACTACTCAGCCGATGTTCGTTATGGTATGTTAGCTGGCCTTAACCCAGCACAGGGACTTATCTTTATGTTACAAGCACTTGGTGGTGGGCTCATCTCCAAGGATATGGCAATGCGTGAACTTCCATTTACAGTTAACGTAACCCAAGAACTAGAAAAGATTGAAATCGAGAGCATGCGCCAGTCGCTTCTCGGTTCCATTACTGCACTCTCTCAAGCGATACCACAGATGGCAATGCAAGGCCAGGACGCTTCTGAAGTAGTGCGTCAGATTGCGGCTGTCATTAAGGCACGCCAAAAGGGACAGGCACTAGAAGACGTCATTGAAGAAGTCTTTACGCCACAGCCGCAACCAGTTCCTCCTGCTGGGGCCCAACAAGCGGTTGAGCAACCGTCCCCTGTTCCCGCTGGCGCTCCAGCAGGAGGCGCTACAACTGAGATTGAATCAGCCCCACCAGATATTATGAGTTTATTGTCAGGCATTTCGGGTGGCGGAACACCAACAGCAAGCGTTCGTTCAACACGACGCATATAAACTAGGAGGGGACAATGACTACGATTATCGGCGTGCAACACGAAGACAAATGCGTAATCGTAGCAGATAGTCGAATCAATGCTGCTGGTAAAGTTTACACCCATCCTGAGATGATAAAGGCAGTTGAACGTGGAAGTTATATTATTAGTGGTGCTGGTAACTATCGTAGTTTGCAAGTGGTACTCCATGGGTGGACGCCTCCACTAGTTACAGTCAAAGCTAAAACAAACTTATACGAGTTTACAATTAACAAGGTAGTGCCATCGCTCAAAGCGGCACTTACTGAAGCAGGTGTAGACTTCAATAAAACATCAGACGATGATGATAATAAGTTTGAACTAAGTCTTCTACTAGGAATTAATGGAACTATCTTTGAAATAGATTCTGATTTCTCAGTTGGAATGAACAACACAGGATTTTATGGTATTGGTTCTGGTGGTGACTTTGCAGTTGGAGCACTACATGCAGGAACTACAATGCTAGATGCAATGAGAATTGCAGCAGTTAATAATAACGAAACGGCTCCGCCGTTTCACATCTTTGAACAATTTACTAAGTAGGAGGAAACATGGCAGTACAAGGTGGCTATCGTAAGCCAGGTAATCCTGCTCCAGTTTCAGGTCCAGGGGCATTATCACGTCGCACAGATGGTCGAGTAGCTGAAGGATTTACCTACGGTATGAACAAACAAATCAATGAGCAAGCAGCTTCCGCTCCTATGGCAAAGGCTCCACAGCCTAGACCAGTTAGCGCATCTAGAATGATGAGCGAAAGCCCATTGCCACCAGCAACTCCTATTACAGCAGACACAATGCTACCAGATGACCCAATCACAAATGGTGCTCCTATTGGCGCTGGTGCTGATTCAGTTCCTAATCTTCCACTTGGTCCATCACAGGACCCAGATATTAATATGATTCGTGATTACTACCCAATGCTCGAGTTCTGGGCTAGTCAACCAGGCACCTCACAGGCTACTAAAGACTACGTACAGTACTTAAGGACGATTATTTAATGAATCTTTGGGAGTATATTGGCAAGACGCAGAAGGTATTTAAAGATACCCCTGCTGCGCAAATTACATCACCTAACAGTACTAGAATTCCTTTTAGCACTGCATTCGATATCGCATCTAATTTGCCTCAAAATCCTGGTGGATGGGATAATGATGACCTAGAAAAGGTTCGTCAGGTTGCGCTTAACACTGTGTCTAAGGCTAACCCAGCCCTTGTTGGCGGAACAGTTGGATTAATTCTTGGTGGACCTGTTGGCGCTGCCGTAGGTGCTGGTTCAGGTCTTGCTATTCAGCAAATCGATGAAGCAACTGACGGCGGAGCAACTAAAGTTTTGCAAGCTGGACAAAAGAACTTTCGTTCTAACTATGCATTTTTACGCAGCGTAGCTGACGAAAACGCAGCAATGGGACTGCTTGCAAGCCTTGGCTTTGTAGCAGGCGGTCTTGCTGGTGGTATTGCAGGTTTTGCTTTGGGTGGCCCAGCAGGAGCATTCGTTGGAGCAACTGCTGGAGCAGGTCTTGCTGGTAAAGGTTTGCGCGACACTTTTGAAACTGACCTAGGTGCAAATATTTCAAAGACTTTAAACAAGTCTGCAAAGTTTTCTGAGTCAGATGTAGGCCAGGAGCGTTACAATCTTGGCCGTGATGTAGTCCATACTGCTGCACAGATTACTGGTCGACAAACTCTTGGTGATACAAGCAAGGGCATTGGAGCTATTTCTTCTGGCCTTATTAATTTTGTTGCAGAATTAGGTCTTGGACTAGATGTTGCTGCAGCAAAGGGTACGGGCCTTGCTATTAAGGGTACGTTAAGAAATCCAATTGTTGAACCTTTGACTCCGTTTCAGAAAAAGATTTATGGCAAGTCTGAAGCAGAGCGCGTCGGCGCACGTCTAGCTGCAGATGTTGACCTAATTAAGCGTACAGTTGCTGGAGAAGAAACTGTATACACACCAATATTTAAATTTATTCGCGACAATGATGCAGCGACAGTTGCAAGCCGTACAGGATTTGAAAGCGGAAGCGGAAAACTTGCAGCTTCCCTTATGGCCAAAGAGTCAGATGAAACAATTGGCTTAATAATTCGCGTTGGTCGTGGAGACCCAGATGCTGTAGCCGAACTTGCCCTCAAGCGTGCTGACAAGTTTGCAGAATATACACGTTTAGATGATGCAATGAACTACGTAAACAACAATGGTTTGTTTTCATTACAGTTTAAAGGTCAAACTTTAGTATTATCTAAGCGTTTTAAAAACAACACCGCTCTTTTGGATGCAGAAATTGAAGCGTTAAAGAAAGAGGTTGGTTGGCTTGACGATGCTTTAAGCATTGAGGGCGACCTTACAAACAGAACCGTGTCTAAATGGGCAGTTGTTGAAAAGGTACGCAACGACTTCGCTAAAGAAAACGCTAATAGAAAACTTGCTATTAACGAAAACACTCCAATGGAGACAGCATTAGGCAAAACCTACCAATGGTTCTACCAGAAGAGTCCGTTGTCACGTCCTATTCGTGGTTTAGACCGTTTAGCAGACGACGCCCCACAGCAGATTATTAACTACAATGAGCCATTTGCTGCAGGTATCAGAATGCAGACAAGTCTTCGTTCTGCTGAAAAGTATGGCGCTTCAATTCCACAAGAAAACATTCGTCTTTATGACAAGTGGATGAAGGCTAGAACAGAAAACGAAAAGACTGCAGTCATCGACGATTATGTAGATACTGGCATGAAGTTGATGGCCAATAAGTACAACATCGGTGTAGATATTATTCAGTTTGCTATCGATAAGTATAATATGACTCACAAGCGTTTTAGGGATGAGTCAATTAAAGCACGCGAATTAAAGCAGGGTTATATGAATGACCCTAACGACCTTGATGGTCCACTACTTGAAGACGCTAAACTTATTACCCAGCTAGCAAATGGCGCAATACTTCCCGACTGGAAGTTCATAGATGGCGTAATGAAGGACTTTGTAAAGCGTAATGGTGATACAACCAAGATTATTCGCAGCAAAGAAAGTGCAATGTGGTTAGCTGATGAATTTAACAGCTTATGGCGCACAGGTACTTTACTTCGTACTGGTTACCCAATTAACGTAATCAAGGACTCATACATTCGTGCATGGGGTGATGGGGCTATTAGCGGCATGATGAAGTATCTTGCTCAAGACACAATTGATGCAATCTCATCTAGTACGAATACTGTCAATCGCGTTAATCGCTGGGCTTTATCTACAGCTAATCCTAATTACAATATGAAAAAGATTAGAAAAGATATTGCTTCACGCCAACTAGTTCTTAACGAGTACGACAAGTCTCTTCTTAAGGCAAAATATGATGTTAACAATCCTCCAAAGGTTGTGCCAGTAGAGTTGATTCCTGACGTTCAACGTCGCAACGACCTTGCTAATACTGTAGCGGCTCTTAGAGCGCAAGAAACAAGACTTGTATCTGGCGTAAAGATTAAGCCAGTAAGAGACCGCAAGGTTGAAATTGATGGAGTAGAATTTGAGTCAGCATTTGGTGGACGTTTTGGTTCTATCTTCCGTCAGAAGATTGACCAGAAGGAAGACCTACGTGCAGCAGTAGCTGGCGTACGTGAACTACAGGTTGACATCTCACGTCGTGGCAGAAGTGGCGCAGCATCTATTTTACCTACAGATGAAGTTCGTCACATGCAATCTTGGGTACAAATTTTAAATGATAAGCTACGTTTTGACCCAGTAGCAGAGCTTATTATGAAGGGCGCATCAAAGAAGGTTGTACTTGACTGGTTCCGCAAGGGTTCACCAGAAGCGGTTGCCTATCTTGATAGGTTCTCTAATAATCTAAAAGATGCAGGAATTGCATATGACCGTGTAAAGCCAATGGTTGACATGTATGCTCCATCTCAAGCTTTAAGAGATTTAGTCGTTACCGACAAATTGAATCTTTTGGAACTAAAGAAACTATATCCAGACGTTCAAACACGCCCACCTGTCTTTACAGATTTAGTAGAAGATATGACTGGAAACAGTGCAATATCAAGAAACTTCCGTGAAGCAGGTAAAGATATGGTTGTCTGGCTTGCAACACAGCCAACAGCACGCCTTGCATTTAACCCTTACTTTAAGGCTAAGTATGAGCAGTCACTACAGACTCAGATTTGGTTGGCTAATGCCAATGGCACAAAGCTTACACTAAAGAAAAAGTCAGAGTTTGAGGCCAAGGCTCGTGACTTTGCTCAGCGTGAATTCCAAGAAAAGCTTAA